GGCGGGCATCGGTATCAACGCAGGCAGAATCCGTGGCATCAACAGTAAAATCCGAGGTGGAGAAGTTCAACACACAGGTGTTGTACCATTCCTTAAAAAGTTTGAATCAACTGTCAGGTGTTGTACACAAAATGGAATACGAGGTGGCTCAGCGACTGTCCACTTCCCAATCTGGCACCAAGAAATCGAAGACATCATCGTCCTGAAGAACAACAAAGGAACCGAAGATAATCGTGTTCGCAAACTTGATTATTCAATTCAAATCTCTAAGTTGTTCTATGAACGGTTTATCCAAGATACAGAAATTTCACTCTTCAGTCCTCACGACGTTCCTGGTCTGTATGATGCTTTTGGCACTGATAGATTTGATGAGTTGTATGTGGATTTTGAACGAGATGACTCTATTCCGAGAAAGACTATCGGAGCTCAAAAACTCATTCTGGATCTTCTGAAGGAACGTGCTGAGACTGGTCGTGTTTACATCATGAACATTGATCACTGCAACTCTCACTCATCGTTCAAGGATAAAGTGAATATGAGTAATCTGTGTCAGGAAATCACTCTGCCTACAGATCCTATCAATCATATTGATGATGAGTTTGGTGAGATTGCACTTTGTATTTTGTCTGCAGTAAATGTGGGTAAAGTTAAGTCTGATGATGAACTTGAGGAACTCTGCGATCTTTCCGTTCGTGGTTTGGAAGAGTTGATTGACTATCAGGAGTACCCTGTGAAGGCAGCAGAACGTGCTACAAAGGCACGTAGATCTCTTGGTATTGGTTTCATTGGTTTGGCACACTATTTGGCAAAACTGGGATATAGTTATGGATCTCAAGAAGCATGGGATGCTGTACATGGACTGTCTGAGTCCTTCCAGTATTATCTTCTGAAGTCGTCTAATCAGATTGCTAAAGAGAAAGGATGGTGTCATGACTTTGGTCGCACTAAGTATGCTGATGGTATTCTTCCTATCGATACATACAAGAAGGATGTAGACGAGATTACCACAGAGGAGTTGCAGCATGATTGGGAGGGTCTTAGGGCATCTATCAATGAGTTCGGACTCCGGCACAGCACGTTGTCCGCACAGATGCCTTCGGAGAGCAGTTCCGTTGTGTCAAATGCCACAAACGGAATTGAACCTCCTAGAGGGTATTTGTCCATTAAGAAGTCAAAGAAAGGACCTCTTAAGCAAATTGTTCCATCGTACTCATCCTTGAAAAATAACTACACACTTTTGTGGGATATGCCTGACAATAAAGGTTACATAAATGTAGTGTCTGTTATGCAAAAATTCTTTGATCAGGCTATATCTGGTAATTGGTCATACAATCCCGAGAACTATCCTGATAATGAAGTTCCAGTGTCCGTCATGGCAAATGACCTGTTGACTACATATAAGTACGGGTGGAAAACTTCTTACTACCAGAACACTCATGATATGAAGAATGATGAGGTAGAAGAAGAGAAACCAAATCTAGAGAATTTACTTAGTGAGTTAGAACAATCAGAGGAGGGAGAGTGTGAATCCTGTGCAGTTTAAGGTATCGTCAGTGGAAGAAGTGAAAACTAAAGTTAAAGGCATGACTGTTTTTAACACAGAACAAGTTAATACTAAAAAGCAACCGATGTTCTTCGGTAAACCTCTGGGAGTCCAGAGATACGATTCATACAAATACCCAGTATTCGATAAACTTACTACACAACAACTTGGTTACTTCTGGAGACCTGAAGAGGTTTCTCTCCAGAAGGACCGTGGTGATTATCAGACCCTACGTCCTGAACAGAAGCATATCTATACTTCAAATCTGAAGTATCAGATCATGTTGGATTCTATTCAGGGTCGTGGTCCTGGGATGGCATTTATTCCATATTGCTCTCTTCCTGAATTGGAAGCATGTATGGAAGTTTGGGGATTCATGGAAATGATCCACAGTCGTTCTTATACTTACATTATTAAGAATGTTTATTCTGACCCCAGTGAAGTGTTTGATAAGATTGTCACTGACAATCGTATTCTAGAACGTGCTGCAAGTGTTACAGAAGCATATGATGACTTTATAGGAAGTGCTCATCAGTATGACAATTCAAGTGACTGGCAACATGCGTTAGAACAAGTTCCCACCGCACTGGATGGAAAGCATGAACTCAAACGTAAACTCTACAGAGCAGTCGCAAACGTTAACATTCTTGAAGGTATTCGGTTCTACGTTAGTTTTGCTTGTAGTTTCGCCTTTGGTGAACTTAAGCTTATGGAAGGATCAGCTAAAATCATTAGCCTCATCGCAAGAGACGAAAACCAACACCTAGCAATTACTCAGAATATTCTGAACAAGTGGGCACAGGGTGATGATCCTGAAATGAAGCAAATCATGAAGGAAGAAGAAGAGTGGACCTACAGGGCATTTGACCGTGCTGTCAACGAAGAGAAGAGATGGGCAGACTATCTCTTTAAAGATGGCAGTATGATTGGTCTGAATGACAAACTTCTTCAGCAGTATGTTGAGTGGATTGCTAATCGTCGTCTCAAGGCAATTGGTTTGAGACCACAGTATGACATTGCTGCTAAGAACAACCCACTGCCATGGACGCAGCATTGGATCTCCTCCAAAGGTCTTCAGGTAGCACCACAGGAGACTGAGGTAGAGTCCTATGTGGTTGGTGGTATTAAGCAAGATGTGAAAAAGGACACATTCAGTGGTTTCCAACTCTGATATTTGCTATACATAGGGGGAGTAGCATCCCCCTATATGCCACGTAATCAAATCACTGTTGCAGAGATTAGAACAAGAGTAGAGAAAATTAAAAATGAACTCTACTGGGAAGAAAATAAGTACGGTGAAGAAGCCAGAGGTTTAGCACATAAATACGTCAATATGGTGCTAGACGCTATTGATGAATATAGACTATGAAAACCCCTGGTATTTTGAAGGAACCCCTTTTTTATCTGAGAATATTGACGATAACTTCGGTTTTGTCTATCTCATTACAAATCTCACAAACGGTCGCAAGTACATCGGTAGGAAATACTTCTGGTCATTCAGAAAACCTCCCGGTAAAAAACGCAAAGTAAAAAAAGAATCTGATTGGAAGAAGTACTATGGGTCTTGTCCAGAACTTAAAGAAGACATTGATAGATTGGGGAGACAAAATTTTAGTCGCCACATCCTTAGTTTACATAAAACATCTGGCAAGACAAACTTTGAAGAAACAAGACAACTCTTCATCAACGGAGTCCTCACCGAGTCCCTTGACACCGGCGGACCCCTCTACTACAATAGCAACATCCTCAGCAGATACTTCCGAAAGGACTACTATGGAGACGGTTGAAATTGTAAATTACGTCCGTGAATGGGCAGCAGAACTTGTAGAGTCAAAGGATGGAGTCGATCAAATTTATGATAGACTGGCAATTATTGATGAGTATCATGAGTGGTTCAATTTTGATGATAAAGATATCGAAATTGTGACACTTGACGAAATTAAAGAAGAGGACTATAATGACCTTGTTGATTTCTTAAACGACGAAATCGAAAAAGACTAATTATTTTGGGTCATTAGTTAAGTGGATATAACCTCCGCCTTCTAAGCGGATGTCCCAGGTTCGAGTCCTGGATGACCTGCCTTGCGAGTGTGGTGTAGCGGTAACATGCGAGCCTTCCAAGCTCTTGTCACGAGTTCGATCCTCGTCACTCGCTTAACGGATTAGCGACATCCGTGCTCACATCTCCGAGAGAAAAAAGAATCGGAACGACAACCCATGTGAGAGAGAGGTGGGATCCCTCTTGGTGCTACCGCTGCTGACGAGTAGCGGTTATTCTCAATCCTCAGTAGCTCAGCGGCAGAGCCGACGACTGTTAATCGTCTGGTCGTAGGTTCAAATCCTACCTGGGGAGCCTTGCTTGATTAACTCAGAGGTAGAGTGGCTCCTTTACACGGAGTAGGTCGGCGGTTCGATCCCGTCATCAAGCATTCCCCAAAGGAGGACTATGACCCATGATTACTGTAAGATGCAAAGAATGTGGAAAAGAATTGACATCCACTAGTAAGGTACAATTCTGTGGTTGCCCCAATCAAGTAAGAGTTGTGGACAACAAAGTTGGTGCTGTTGACTTGGACAAAGTTGTAATGGTATCCAATAACTTAGAGAATAAGATTGATAGTCATTTCTCTAGATCAGAACTCCTCTATCAAGAGGAGAGACGTAGACGCAAAGTTCGTAGATTGGATTACGATGTTAAATAAATTGCTTCATGGAATTAAAATATATAAAAACGTATTTTCCACTGAGCAAAAGACAAGACTTTTTTATGACGCACTTGATCATCTAAAGTCTGTGAGTACACATCCAGGTCTTCAGACAAAAAATTACTTACATCATTTAATTCATGTTCCATCCATTAAATATTTTACATATGATGAATGTTGGATGAATTACACTGATGTAAATTTTCCAGATTCGGAGTCATGGCATACACATCGCCATAAACGAGTTGGTGTTTATTATTTCAGTGATTGTCCAGGAACTATCTTTGAAGGA